TGTTGCTGATGTTCCGCTTTGTTTTGGACCATAAGGACCATACAAACCTTCTACATAAGTAGTAACCATTTCACGACCTTTGTGATAAACCTTAGTGATGTTTGACTCACCTTTAGAATTCATCTTGAAGTTCAAGAAAGTAGCTTTGTAAGATTCTGCAGGAAGACCTGTCTCAGGGTGAATCTGTCTATTTCTTACTGGATTGTTATACAATGGAAGTTCTTTCAAAGTGATTCTATCACCATTAAGACCAACGTAACTTGTAAATTGTCCACCAAGTTCCATTGATTGTCCTGAACCTGTAATAAATTTAGAATCAACCAATGTAAAGTTAGAAGCACTAGACTTCATAGCTTTATCAAAACCATCCATGAAACCACGTCCACAGAAAGCAACGTATTCACGAGGTCCTGGTTCTGTTCCGCCATAAGAAAGGTTATTCAAAAAATCACGAATTACTGATTCAGTAAGTCTTGTATAGTATTGCTTATTAGCAGGGGCAAGTTGTTTCTCCACACCAGCAGACATATAGATAGGATTTCCTGACAAGCCTTTCATTGTAGGGATTGTAGTTGTGTTATCAATATTTGATTTACCGTACCATAAAGCACGCTCAATCTCATCTTGAAACTGGCACCAAAATTCCCATTCTACATATTTAACCCATGTTTCAGTTGTTTTACCTGATTCAGGATCCATAAGTTTAATAGAAAGTACTTTTTCATGTGCTGCACCTGTAACTTCGTATTTTTTACGGAAAGTTCCCATGTAATTCTCCATCATAAACGGAGTAGCATAGTGAGTATCTCCACCTTCTCTTGAATGATCGTGTTCCTGTGAGTTAAAGTCTTTAGAAAACTCTTTACCAGCCTCTAAAAGAGATGTAGGTATATAAGCAGTAGGATCAGCGCTTACAAGTTGAAGTGTGTAAATAAATCCATCTCCAAAACCATTTGTAGCTGGATATTCTTGTACACGACAAGGATAATCAGAATTATCAGGAACAATTACATCCCCAAGTGTAAACCACTTTTCAGCCATTACAACACGGAAAGTAGTATTACCAATTCCTGGAAAAGATCCACCATCACCAAGATTGGAGATAATAGGAATAGCTTTTTCAGAATCACCCATTAGAGGCCAACGATAGATAATATCAGGCAACTCTTTTGCACGACCAGTTCCAATTGTTAAAAAGGAGAGTGGATTTTTAGAGCCCGTCATTCTATTGTATACTCTTGTTACAACAGAAGAGGCTAGAACAGGTTCCATAAGGAAGAAACTGCGTAGGTGATTTGACTGTGTCAAACCAGTATGCCAGTTTCCAATAGAAACCTGTAGATCATTAATTTGCATATTTTTTTGTTTTTATTTAATTTTTATTTATCTAATTACCTGTTAGATTAATATTTGTTTACATTATTCGTTTAAATCCTTCAAAAAGATTATCTTCATGTGTTACATCTGCTCTACCTGAAGTATGACCTTTTCTACTATCAGTAAATTTACCAAGATTTTTTCTTAAATCTGAAGTGACTTTATTCTTTACTTGTTTTTCAAGTTTAGATAGATCATAATTTACCATATCCAAATAAGCATAAAGTAGTTGTGCTTTTTGGCCATTCTTTTCATTATTTAATTGCAACTGTGTTTTACCATCTTTTGTTACTGCTTTAGTAATATGGTTTAATAGTTGTTCTCTTTGTTTAGGAGTAACTTTAAACCCTTGAATTTCTTCTGTGTCAAGTATATTCTTTTTTAAAGCATTCCAATCTTCTGCTTCTCTTAATCTTCTATTTTCAGTATCTCTTTTTTGTTTAGACATAGTTTCAGACTCATGTCTAGCTTCAACTTCTTGTAACCTTTCAAGAGCTACAATAGCCTCATCTTCAAGAATACCACCAAGTTCATATCTTTCAATTCTGGTATCTATCCTTGCTTCATCTTTTTCACCTTGTGATCTTAAATAGTCTTTAAGAACAGCTTTTTGAAGTTCTGTATCATCACCTTCAAATTTAAGATCTGCGTATTTAATTTTATTATAAAAATAATCATAGAATTGATTTATATCTCCTCCATTTTCTTCCCACTCAATTGCTTTTTTAAGATCATCAGAAAAAGATTCTTTTCTTTTATTATAATTAGACTCTATAGTATCACGTACTACTTCTTCTAAAGTATCATCGTCTGAAAAATCTTTGTCTTTATATTTATCTTCATCATAATCAAGTATTCCTTTATCTGATAAATGAGATACTAAAGGTTTATATGAAAAATCATCATTCCCTTTATTTGGGTTATTAATAACTTTTTCTTTCTCTAAAACCTCTTCTTCTTCCTCATCTTCATCTTCTACTGAAGCAGAAGATTTAAGTTCTTTTTTAGCTTTCTCAGCTTCTAAAACAGCTTCCATTGCAGCCATGTTTGGTTTTTCTTCATCAAGAATAACCTTGTCTTCTGGTGTTTTCATGGTGTTGGACAAGTCCATTACACCAAATCCAGCAAAAGGATTTTCATCCGTTATTTTTTCTTCCTTACTTTTCATATTATAATATAGTTAATTTTTTGTTACTTTGCAACTATTATAAGTTTTATTATTATTTTTAATCAAATTGTACAGCTTATTTTGTTTTATTTCTTATTTGCCTTATTTAGACGGGCTACTTTAATCTGTGAATCAGCTTTTAACTTTTCAACCTTTTCTTTAGACTTTAACTCTTTTTCTTTCATTTTTAGTTTTCTGTCTTCAATTTGTTTTAGAGTTGTTATCTTCATTCTTTCAATACCCTCTTTTAATGATTGCTCTCTACCTTTATGTAAACCTTCTTGACCAAGTCTTGATTGTTCTAAAGCAAGATTAGCTATCTCCATAGGATCTGGTACACCATTATTATTAGTATCCATATCAGGCATTTGGAAATAAGTACCTATTTCAGCTACATGAATTTTAGTTTGATTATCCTGGATAATCTTAAACTCCTCAAGATCTAACTTACGCTCTTCAAGCATAATTTGTTTCTCCATTACCTGATTCTGCATTTCTGCTGCTTTAGCCTGTTGTTCTTGTTGAGCCTGTTGTGCTTGTTGTCCTTGTTGTATTCTTTTCTCTTCATTATTTTGAAGTTTATGTTGAAGATCTTTAATAGATGTATTTTGCAATACTTCAATAATATCACTAAGACTTGCTTTATCTGCAGAAAGAGCTGTTTGGAATAGTCCTTTTATCTGTTCTCTTATTTGATAATCTTTTTGATCTGAACTTACATAAACACTAAATTCACTGTTTTCAAAAGCCATACCGTCTATTTCGAGTAGTTCAATACCCATATCATCTAAAACATATTGCTTTCTTAAACCTTCTCTATATGCTATTTTAGCACATTCTATTAAAGCTGTATAAGTACGTCTTTTAACTTCAGAATGCATATCAAACCAATATTCTGTAATATAAGAAGATTGTTCAATAGACCTTTCAACATTACCAACTAACTCATTTGACCTAACTGATGAAAGTCTTTGTGGACTTATACCAGATAAAAAGCCTACTTGACTTTTAATATATTCAAGAGAACTTATATATTGTTGTATAGTATTAGATAATGTAAGATCAACAGCTTGGAATTGATTAAATTGGGCTACCTGACCTATCCTTGATCCTTTTTGTGACTCTTCAAATGAATTAATAAATCCAATTTTCATAGTCTTAAGATAGTACATCCATTTTTCAATATCCATACCTTCAGATCTTGGAATCTGTGCTAAATCCATTAAAAACACTTTACCCATATCACTTGCAAAAGCAAGTTCTAATCTATACATAAGAATATTGTATAAATATTGATAAGGTTTCATTCTATCTATAAGTGATACACCAACAGAATTGGTAGCATTATATAACATTCCAGTATAACCAAGTCTGCTATAATATGGGTTGTCAAGTCTTCTTCTTTGATTTTGTTTAGCTTTTATATCAAGATATATATCTTGTCCTATTTTAATACCTTCCCAAGGTTCATTAATCCAGAACCAATCTAACAAAGCATCAGGATCTATTGTTTCTTTAAATGCTTTTAAATCAAAAGTCTCATCAACTTCTGTTTCTTGTGGTTCCCCTGTTTCAGGGTCAATATAAGAAAGTATACCAATCTTACACATACTCTGCCATTCAACTCTTACTACTCTAACAGAGCTATCTAAGTTTCTTGCATTTGAAGTACCTGTTGTAGCACCTATAGCTGAAAATTGGACACCACCACCTTCTGTAAGATTAAATGTACCATTTGTAAGATTTTTTCCTCCAAAATTATTAACTAATTCTTCAAGTTTGTCTATCTGACTAGGTTTAAGTAATTCACCAAACTCATCAAGTATAGATGATATAGGAAGTAGTCTTGCTTCAACTACAGCTATAGCATCATCAACAAATTCTGAATCTGCTGGCATAACTACATCAATATCTACTGGATTAACTCTACGTACAATAGGCTCACCATTAGATATACCTGTCCAGTATATTTCTTCACCAACAATAAGAGCATCTTTCCAACCCCTTTTAAATACATTTTTAAGATCTAAATGTTTTTTAAGAACTTGGAGAAGTTTATTTGCTTGTGATTCTATTAAATCACTTGTAGTATATTTTTCGTATTTTAAAACCTCTTCAGGAGTTCTAGTTTCTTTTGGATCTAATTGACCTAATTCAACTTTAACTTCGTCTATAAGAGCTTGCATAACCTTTTCAGCTACATTAGATCTTTTACGATCCAAATCATCTGGGCCTTCACTAATTACTAATTGAGTATCAACTCTTTTAGTTTCTTCCCCCATTAAAAGCATTAATGATGGTGATATAATATCATAATGTTGTAATGATGCTGGAAATTCAGCGTCTTTTAAACCTAAAGGGTTAATTACATATTCAAGATCAGCTTTATCAAACCTACCATTAAATAATTCATAATTAACTAATTTACGTGAATTACCAGACCTGTTACCTGTAGAGGTAACTCTAGCTAATCTTTCATAAAAGTCTATTGTATTGTGTTTCCACTCTTCTGTTTTTTTAGACCTTAATAATTTTTGTTGTGGTAATGTACTCATTAATATTAATTATTAAATGATGGTTTCTTTTTAAAAAAAGGTTTGTTCCAAAAAGGATCTGGTTCAAATTTCTTTATATAATGTTGTAATTGTATTTTGTATATTTCTTTTGCTTGTAATATACAAAGCATAGCTGCAATAACCCTATCAAAGTTACCTTCAATTGGGTCATAAGCTATTAGTTCTCTTAGTAATGGAACACTTAATATAGTATGTGCATTAAGTTTCTTTTTACCATCTAAATCTTCTCTTTCTTCAAGTAACCAATCTTTCATATATAGTTCACATTGACTCTTTATTTGAGCATTCATGTGTATACCATAGCCTCTGCTTACTCTACTATCCCTTACTATATCTTTTAACAAAGATGGTGTTTCATACAATAAATGCATACAATTCTTTTGCTCAAAATAAGCCTTAATTCCTTTAAGGTTATTTTCATAAAGCATTTTTGCATTAAAGTATAAACATAGTTTTCTTGTATTTTCATAAAAATCATTAGCTGTGTCTGGTCTTCCAGTATATTCAGCAACAATAATATCATGAGTTTTATCTAATGTTAAAAATCTTTTATAAACAAACACACACCCTAACGAGGTAGTGCTGCTTGCATTATCTTGATCATAGGGGTCACATCCAGCTATGTATAAAAAAGGTGGTATATCCCCATTAATTCTTTCTGGTTCTTCCCAAATACAGAATGCTCCTGTTTTAGATTGTTCTGACTTAATTGGGAAATCCATAATATAAGGTAAATCCTGATTAAGCCTAAATTTAATTTTACTTGTATTTTCATCAAAATATAATTCACCCACTCTGCCAGCTTCATATAATTTTTTATTTGTTTCTATTTCACCTAACCATTCTTGTAGTTCCCTTAAAGGAAATACCGAACCACCAGATCTTAAAAAGGCTTCTTTATATGATAAAGGATACTGAGTAATATTATCATGTAAAGCAACACTACTTAACCCACCACGTTTAGTATCTCTGGTATGCATAATGTCTAAGTAAGCTTCTACTTCATCACTATTACCATTTTCGTCAACCATTGGATTACCATTGACTGAAGTTCCTAATCTACCTCTGGTTGATTTAACAAACCACCCAGTAAGTTTTCCTGGTGCATCTACATCAGGAAAAGTAAGTGCGTTGTATTTCTCTGGGCTAATAAACATCTCATAGAAATATTGCGAACCACCTTCCATAGAACCTGCTGAACCAAACATTAAAGCAGTACCTGTAAAATCACTACCATCTTTAATAGTAGGTTCTGACATATTATACGATTCAATAATATTTGAAAAGATACCACACTCATCAAAAAGAAACCAGTTAGCTGTTAAACCAACTGAAGCATGTTCATTATCTTTAAATGTGATCATCTTACACTCAGACTGATAACCTCTCCATCTTACAATACCACCAGTTGTTTCCTGGTATCTTGCTTTA